GATTAGGATTGGCTATGAGATAGTCAATAATTTGTTGGTTTGTTACTGCCATAGTTGTTGCCTCTTGAATAGGTTGTGGCTGGGTATAAGTTGGTGTATATACAGGTTCGGGAGTGTAAACAGGCTCTGGCTGATAAACTGGTGGCGTATATACTGGTTCTGGCGTGTATACAGGAGGCGTATAGACAGGTTCTGGTGCTTTGGCAGCTTCATATCTTTGTTCAACTTGTTGTACGGGTATTCCAACTGCTTGAGCCATCATTGATGGAGTAACACCATACATATCCATAGCAGCAGAAATAGCGGCATCGCTCATGCCAGGGTTGGCTAAGAGAAAGTTAACTATGTCTTCGCTAGATACTGCCATGATATTTCCTTACAAGTCACCTGTATTTGTTGATGGGAAAGCTCTGGGAGTCCCACTAGTACCAGACCAAATAATACGCACTGCCCCGCTACCACCTGTTCCAAAAGCAGAGCCAGCGCCACCTCCGCCATAATCGCCGCCCTGCAAAAGAGTAGCGCCAACAGTCCCACCACTGCCGCCATTACCACCTACTCCGGCTGAGCCACCACTACCATTTAAACCTGCTCCAAATATTCCTACGCCACCACCACCACCAGCGTTTGCACCGGGGGGATACCCGCCACCGCCACCACCGCCACCGCCCGCACCCGAAGCTCCAGCATTTCCAGCATTTCCACCAGCACCCCCAGAACCCGAATATCCACCAGCGCCACCACCACCTGCTCTTGTATTTGAACTGGCTACAACCGTGCCGCCTGCCCCGCCTGCCCCGCCAGTACCAAAAATGACTAAGCCACCAGCTGCGGCAGTTCCTATAGCTGTGGCAGTAGCTCCTCCGCCAGCCTTACAACTTGTAGCATTAAAACTACTGTCTCCGCCATTAGCACCGTTGAAAACGCCATTTGCCCCTACAACAACCGCATAAGAATTGCCGGGGACAACTGTAATGTTATTAGCGTAAGCTAAAGCACCGCCCCCACCCCACTGATAGTCAGTGCCACTACTAAAAGCAGCACCGCCTCCGCCAACACAAACTACAGATACAGAAGTTACTCCCGATGGAGCAGTCCAAGAATATGTCCCAGCTGTTGTATAGGCTTGTTGACCAGCAGGAGTTGATCCGCCAGTTAAAAAGGAGTTAAGTGCGGCAAACATTATGGTGTGTATCCTTGTGCAACAGAACCATACCAATTTGTACCATCAGAAACAAACGAGAAGATATCCATCTTGCCAGCAGTAGCAGTTACAGTTGGTGTGCCAGCAGAACTCCATTTAACACCAGTAAATGTTGCACTACCATTGCCAGTAGATACCGCTTGTTTCAGTAACAAGACAAACGATTTACCCGCAGTAGCAGTAGGCATTGTGAATGTGCAAGCAGTAGAAGCAGTTAATGTTGCTGTTTGAACAGTACCATTAGTTAAACTGATTGTGTTGGTAGTTGTTACAGTACCAATCGCAACAACACTCTCAACATAGTTGGTAACAGTTGGGTTTGTCAGGGTTTTGTTTGTCAGAGTTTGAGTATCTGTATCACCAACAACAGTTCCACTAGGAGCAGTTTTTGTTGCCCATGTATCTAGATCAGCGTCATAGTCTTGCTTGGTAGCAATAGCTGTAGAAATGTTGTTGAACTCAGTATCAATCTCAGTACCTTTGACAATCTTTAATGGATTGCCAGTAGATAAACTGTCTTTACTAGCGAAGTTCGTACTCTTGGTATAAGAAGCCATATCGTTTCCTTAAACAACTTTGCCATTCTTGGCATGAATTTCAATCTTTTGAATACTCAAAGCGGTACTTACATCTGCTTCATATCCTGTTTGGATTACCTTACCAGAACCATTTGGATAAACAGTTAACGTCTGTAAGGCAACACCATTAGAGTATTCTGCTGTTGTGTTGTACTCAGCAACCCCATAGTAATAAACCCCTTGAGATGGAATCTGTACGTTCTGAGATTGATAGTTTCCTCTAAAGTCATAACCCCATTTGAAGGTTAAATACTGGTTAGTTCCACCAATCACAACAACCAACAGTTTCTTCAGAATAGAAGTTACTGATGGCGCACCAAGGTCTGTGTGATTTGTATAGTATTGAAAACGATAACTCGTTCCATTATCCTGATATGTTGAGTAAGAACCGATATAACCAGACTTGCCAAGCAACAAAGTACCATCTACTTTCTGACAGAATGCTTTAGGCTCAATAGAGTCCCAAGTTGTGACTCTAGCAGCACCATCTGGCAACTGAGTCTTCATATCGAAACAGTAAACAGTCTTTAGAACTGGTAATGTCAACAAATAAAAAGCATTGCGAGGAGAATAAACAGCTTTAATCGTAGCCGAATCTTCACCAGCAACAGCAGACATTAAGTCATTGCGAACATTCTTAGAAATATCACGCAAAGGAGCAGACTTCTCTTGAACTGTACGCATCACACTACGCACACCAGTATCAGACAAGAAAATAACATCAGTACCAGTATTGCAGACGGAGTCTCTAGCAATACATCCAATGCCTTCTATGGTGTCATATAAGGTCATCGTAGCTGGCGCAGTAGCACCCTGATAAACCAAGATATTGCGTTTACCAAAGATGAACAAGAAGTTATTGTGAGCTGCGAGGGCAACAATAGTATCCCCCCCTTTAGGCCACACAGAAGTTGTATCCAAAGTACCAGCAGTACCAGAACCAAACTTTTGAGGGTTCTTTGTGTCAGACCATTGAACAGTTACTTTATCTGTCGTTGTATCTGCATTCCAAATACGTCCATAAGCAGAGATAACAATGTTTGCTTGTTGTACTGTGCCGTTATATCCAGCTTCTTGGTCAACACGATAGTAAGTAGTTGTAGATGTTGCGGGGTCAAATCCAATTGGAACATGACCTCTTTGATAGAAATACAAGTCTCCATCAAGGAAAGCAGTTGACCAATTACTGTCTGTAATCGTAGGAGCAGTACCAACACCATTGAAGGTTACTTGAGTTAATGCGCCACCAGACAATTTAAATATCTTGTTGTTACCAGCACACAATGTGTAGCTAGTGCCATCTCTGTCAATCAGTTCAGCAATGGTCTTAACATCTGATGTACCCAAAGCAGCCAATGTTGAATGTGAAGGAGTCCATCCTTGACGAGCGCCAATACGACCATATTGGTCAATCACACAATTATTGGCAACCAATGCAAAACCACTTGCTAAATCAAGTGACGAGTCCTGCGTATTCAGGCCATAAAAGCCTGGTGCAGTAATCGAAAAGGTTTGTATTGGTTGAGCCATTAGACAGCCTCAAAAGAGTCGTTTTCAGGCGAACGAGCCAACTCTAAAGCAATCAGATCAGCCAAGCAGTTCTTATACATGGCATAGGCTTCAGAACTGTTCTGACCACCATCTTCACCACGTTCTACCAATGCACGAGCCAAAGCACCCAATACGATAGGTTCTTTAGCAAGATAAGTTACATCAGAATCAGAAGTAAAGTCATTCTCAGGAATAACTAAGCTAAACCGAATGTTGTATACAGCATCAGGAACAGGCCAGAAGTTTACTTTCATGTCACCATTGGTATCTACTCGACCATAGGTGTAGTTCATCGGCATCGTAGTGATAGGAGATGAAATAGTGTAATAGTAAGCGTCATACTGACTATGAGTAATAGGTGTCAACTGATAATACCGAGTGGTATTGATAACATCCATCGTCTTAAAACGTACACCAGCACCAGTCAAAGAATAATCAGTTGATTGACCAACAATGGTTGAGACATTGATTGCTTGGTTGAATGCGTCCCAATCGTAGGCATCTGCTACTTGACGCTTAGCATCGTTGACATATTTGCCAACAAGAGTTGATACTGTATTTTCAGAGACAGTCGTGACTTGAGGCTCACGCATACGCACAAGCACATCATTGACCAACGATAAATAAGTAGGTAATGCCATAGACTACTTCTTTCCTTTATTTCTGTCTGAAATCGCTTTAGCTTTTGCCTTTGCGTCTGACTTGGATGAAGCGCCCCATGCTTGCAGAGATAAGAGCAACCTAGTAGGTTTGCCATCCTTATACTCTGGGCCATTCATGTTGCCCATCCTAGCGAGAAAAGAAGCTCGTCTTGGATTGTCACCTGATTTTACAGGTGGCTTGAGGTTTCCCCCAGTTTCTTCATTATAAGATGCTCTACCCTTGGAGTTCAAGCCTCCTTTGGGATTTTTTCCTTCGGAGCGTTGCCAAGCGGGAGATTTCATCACTTCACCTTTTTAGTCTTTTTCGCAGTTTTAGCCGACTCAATAAAGTCTTGTTTAGTCGGAGCGCCTTTGCTACCAACCTTACGCATCTTCTCGCCAGAACCTTCAGCAATACGCCTCTGTTTGGCATGGATGTTAGCGTACAAACCTTGTTTAGTAGCCATTTTTGGGCTTCTTCTTAGACATCTTGGCCTCACTTAAAGCAATGGCAATCGCTTGCTTCTTAGAGGTAACTTCAGGGCCTTTCTTAGAGCCAGAGTGCAACTTACCCTCTTTGAATTCGTGCATGACCTTACCAATTTTAGCTTGTGCTTTTTTCATGATGCTCTCATTTCAAAGTGAGTTGATAAAGGGTGTTTTGATACAAGGCAACAATTTCATCAATTTTGTTGTGAATTGCTGTTTCTGTGCGAGGAGCAATCTGTTGACGATTACCCTCAATCCAATCC